AATGTAGGACGTTTAAAATCTATAACTTGTTTAGTTAACTCAGTACTTGGTTGACTAACACCAAAGTTTTCAAATGTTACGCGAAAGCGGAACTTTAATTTAGGCATTAACAAACCCTGTGCGCTGGCGCTTTGGTTTGTACTTAGCGGTACGGTAAACTTGCTTAATGATGATGTTGCCATCTTAGTATTCCTTTTATATATTTAGCTATTTTTTAGTCTATAACTGGGAGAGTTACCTCTCCCATTATATACATACTTAATTAAACACCTGCTGCAATGCCACCTGTATTTTTCAAGCGTACTGGAATGTAGATGAATTCAATTGCTTTAACTGGCTCAATTGCAATATCAACATACAATTCATTACGGTCAATACGATCCGGTGTGTTGTTAGTTGTATCACATACTACCAAGTAGTCATAGATACCACGTTTAGCAACTACATCATTAAGTACTGATTCAAATGCTTGTTTAACTTGGTTGCGTGTAATTGTATCGTTTGGTTCAAATATGAACGGACGAGCAACTTCATCTAATACTTTACGTAAGTAACATACTAAACGAGCAACGTTAATACGATCCATTGCACTAGTTGATGCTGCACGAGTTTTTTGACCATAGTTTACTAGACCAACACCCGGTAATACTGTTAATGGGTTAACTCTTTGTGTGTACAATACATCACGCAGGCCGGCAGTAACACCAATGCTACGGAATGAATTACCGTCAGTTACATCAACATAACCAATCGAACTAACATTGTCAATTAAGCCACGACGTACACCAGCTGGTGCAAACCATGGATAGCTAACATTGTCGCTACGGATCATTGTACGTAACATCATGTGACTTGGCGGAACAACAACACTTTCGCCACCTAAGTCTGTACCTAGACCAGCTGGATAGAACACACCTAAATATTCACTTGAGCTTACTAAACCGTTTACACCGTTGTCTGATGCAAGATTTTGATTGCTTGCCCATGCTTCAATTTGTGTTGACGCTGAATTTAATGTAAGTGGACTATCACCAATAATAAATGCAGTTTGTTTACGATCATTATTTAAAGTAATCATGTTAGTGATTAACTCTGGATAACCAGGAGCACAAATTAAGTTAAATTGTACTTGTTCTTCACGTAATGCAACACTTGATTCAATTGCTGATTTCATAGCTTCAACAATAACATTGCGAACTGCTTTATGTCCAAAGTAAGGAACTAAGTTTTGATCAACACCACTGTTACTTACCCATGCAGCAACTTCTGTTGGAGGATTAACTTCATCTGAAAAGTATGTACTTTCAAAACGTTTTACACCATAGCCACTGCGGCGTGTGTTAAACAGTATTGTACCGCGAGCATATAATTGATAACTAGGGCAATCAAGATCGATATAGTTACTTGATGCTAAATCAACAATACTAGGAATTGCATCAACAATTGGATCTGTACTATCATTTGTACCCCAGCGTGCGTCAGCAAATACTACACCGTCGGCACTGACTTGATCTGTGTTATCTAATAATTCCCACACATTTGTATCAGTATAACGATAAATTACAGGATAGTTTTCTAAGTCAAGTGTATCAATCCACAAGTCACCTGGTACTAACTGTGCACCACCAACTTGTGTAGTTGGTCTAGCTGCTGCTAAGATAGGACCTAGCGGATCTGTTGCACTTAGATTATATCCACGTGCATCGTTTGTTACAGTTTTATAACCTTTCCAGTTAGAACCATCGTTAATCATAATATCAACTTCAAGAGCTGTATTATAATACCATAATGTACCATCTGCTGGGTTACTAAACGGTTCTGTAGTTGAATATGTATAAGTTAGTGGAGTAAACGGACTAGCCAAATATACACTACCCGCTGTAATTACTTGCATATTACTGTCAGCCGTTAATCCCGCGTCAAGTAGTGGAGTACCCGATGTTTGTGTAAATTTAATTGTACCACCGGCAAGATGACTAATACTTATAGCGCCGCTAGTTTCAACTAATGCTGAAATATTAGGCAAATTAGCCGCTAGTATATCAGCTACTAAACTTTGCGCTGTTGTGCTGCTTAGATTGATAGTTGCAGATTCTATAATTGTACTACCTGGTACGCTGACTTCCATAATAAATGCATCATTTGCGTCAAACAAAATCGGCGAAGTTGGAACTGTACCTGTTATTTTTACAATGCCAGTTACGTTTTTAACGTACGGTTTGAATGTAGCAGTTGATGTTGCTAGTGTATCATATTTAACATATACTGTACCAACACCTAATTGACCGCCGCCACCTATTAGATCTAATCCCTGTATTGCATCAGTATCGCTGGCATACAATGGAGCAGCCAATACTTGCCAAGAATTTAAAGTAGCACTGTATTCTTTAATACCCCAGTTTGCTCCGTTACCTGTAGCAGATGTTTTGAACCACACACTGCCGGCTGGACGAGGTGTAACATCACTGGTTCTCCACGCAGGAGCATTACGATACGTATCAAATGTTATTGTTGGGCTGTTAAATGTAACTACGTTTGCACTAGTAGTATTAAGCAGGCCTAATGGTACAGCGCAATCAGTTCCACCAATTGTTGTTCCCTTAGCAACTGTTAATACACCATCTGCCGTAACGCCATCACTTTTTGATAGACTGTTAATTCTAATTTCAAGTTGACCAACAACATTGACCGTTGCTGACACCCCAGGGATAGCCGCAGTATTAATATCTGCCGCAGCTGATGTTACTGTAGTTCCTGTCAATGATACGTTGATAGTGTTTAATACCATTTTGTGTCCAACAGTTAATGTTGGATTAGAAACTGTACCTGAGATAGCCGGAACTGCTGTTTTCCACGCATCACTACCAACTAATACCCAAGTATTATCGTATCGTTTAAAATAAACTGGATTTGACGGAGTTGTTACATTGATAGCATAGCTACCAATTGTTCCTACTGACGATAACGGAACACTGCCGCTTAATTGTGCAGTATCAGTAATTACAGTTGGAGTTTGCAATGCAAATCCAGTAGTGTCTTCATTCCATTCGTAAATACCCCAATTAGTGCCGGCTGTACTTACATCTAGCCAATATGCGCCATCTGAAGCAGTGCCTGTTGGGCGAATGCTTGTACCAGTTAACTCGGACAAGTTAACATCAGCACGTTGAACGTATATTTGATTAGACACACCTAATGCACTGTATGCCGCAAGTAAACCATATTCATTTAACTCATGTGCATGAATTGGATTATCACCTGAGTCAACTTGAAAGTTAATGCCGCCGAAACCAGTAACTAGTTCACGTTGACTAGTAAGTTTGATTAGTTTGCCTGCATTTGCCTTTGTCGTATACGTAGCAGTATTGCCATCTGGGTTTATTTTATCTTGGTCTGTAGCCAGTAATACATAAGCAACTGTGCCAGTTGCGGTTGGTTGGTATTGGCTTTCGTCTATAACGGTAACCGATACGCCTGGGGAAATTAATGATGCCATTTTTAGTATCCTTATATTATAATACTTTAAAATATTTATCAGTATTATCAAAATCCAGTCTATTAAGGAGCCTTTGGCAAAGGTTTGCTATAAATACTGTATGGATTTCCGCCCTTTATGTCAGAGTTGTACTAGAAACCCCGCAGCAATTAACTATAAGCGTGGCGGAGTAACTCATTTTCGAACTCGTTGCAGTGGATGTATCAGAAAGAACAGAAAGCTATTACCACAGAAACCAACTTGGATGCTTGCTGGTTATAAGAAGAAGCCACACTGTGAAAAATGTGGCTTCGAAGCAAAGTATAAACAACAACTTAGCGTATACTACGTCGACGGCAACTTAAAAAATAATGCGCTACTTAATTTAAGAACTATCTGTGCAAATTGTCAAATTATTATTGTTAAAGAAGGCTTAGGTTGGACCCAAGGTGATTTGACTCCGGATTTCTGATATAATTAAATCTTCAGTATTAGAATATAGTTCTTCAATACTGCCATCGTTAGTCACAGTAACATCAAACTTAGTACCAATCCAAGCATACTCGCTCGGGTGTATACCTAATTTGTCTAGTTCACTCTTACCTAGTGCCCAGCCAATCTTTTTCATACCGGCATTTACAGTTTTAGCAGAATTATACCACTCAGGTTCAGTGCCGCGTTTAACACGCACTGTTTTACCACCTAAGTTCTTAATCATTTTAATTTCGTTTGGAAAGCGGCAATCTGAAATCACAATGTCTTCGTTTGTTTTACGTAGTTTATTTTCTAGACTTGCTATCCATATATCAGTATGGAAACCTTGACGACATACTTCCGTGCCCCAGTTTTGCAGTACCCAACGTGGAGTTAGTTTTGGCATTTTTAAGCGTTTGGCCCACCATGGATCTACTCGTTCGCGCCAGGCTCTGCCTTCTGCACTGCGTCCTTCTAATAGTTCACGGTCCCAACCAAATACTGTTGCAACTGCATCTTTGAGTGTGCCAGCAAAGCTCTCACGTTTAAAGCCGTGCTCTGCTACTAGGTAATCTGCGATTGTGTCTTTGCCTGAACCGATGAAGCCTGTCACTGATATAATCATACTATTCCTTTCTGTATATAGTATATTATACTTTTTTTATTGCCAGGTGTCAATTATTGATTTAACCAGTTATCCAAGTTAAAGGGGTGCCGCCGTCGGCATAAGTTGATATTTCAGCATCAAGTTTATCTAGCAATGCCTGTCCTTCTGCTTTAAGTGCTGCACCATTTAAACTGCCACCGCCTTGTGGACCAGCAATAGTAGCAAATTTCTCACGTGCTTGACCTATACTCATCATCACCAATGCATAAGCATAGTCTTGTATCCACGGATATACCTGCGGATCGTTTAACAACATATTATCAGGTTTAACATTGTATACCCATAACGCAACACTTTCTACCGCAGTAGAGTTTGGTCCTTGCCAAGGTTGTTTGCGCAATACTGTTAATTTTTTAGTTGCTTTATTGAACGTAAAGTTCATGTAGCCACCAAACATAGTCATTGCTAGCTCTTGGTATTGTGTAAACAATTCGTAGTTAGCAAGTCCACCTACTCGTCCTGCCACTAACATATAAGTGTTTAAATATCCACTTGCAAATGGTTCAAATTGACTAGCTGTAGTACCTGTTACACTACCGATACCACGACGAAATATTTGTCTAACGTCCATAATCTCACGTGGTAATATGTATTCTTGTGTTTCTGGTTGTAAATCTAAGAACGCATAGCTTTCTTCTACTGCGTTTGAACTGCGTTGACGATAACGTATAAAGGCCTGCTTAATA